ATTGTTACCAACTGGTACAGTTAGTGGGTCTTCTCAAATCATTAGTATATTATCTCCATTAAATACATTTAGTGCATCAGAAGAAAGTAAAAATTCTACTCTTGCTACATATACAGCATCAATTGATACATCTTTATCTAATTTAGGTACTAAGAATTCAACATTAGGAACTTATACCGCATCATTAGAAACTAAAAATTCTACTCTTGCTACTTATACTGGTTCAGTTGATATTACATTATCTACTCTTGCAACTAAGAATTCAACATTAGAAACTTACACTGCATCATTAGAAACTAAAAATTCTACTCTTGCTACTTATACTGGTTCAAATGATACTAAAAATTCAACATTAGGAACTTATACAGCATCGTTAGAAACTAAAAATTCTACATTGGCTAGTGTAACTGGTTCATTATTATCATCACAAACTAATTTAAACGGATATACTGGTTCATTAAATAATGCATTCCAAGTAACAGGTTCTAAAATTAATTTCTTAGGAGATGTTGTAATATATGGTACACAATCAGTAATTAATTCACAAAATGTTCAAATAGCTGATAATATTCTTTATTTAGCACCAACCGCATCAATCGATAATGATTTAGGTGTAATTGGACACTATAATGATGGAACTTATAGACATGCTGGTATCTTTATGGATGCAAGTGATGGACATAGTTGGAAAGTATTTGTTGGAGCAACTACCGAAGAAAACGGAACAATTGATACCTCAGCTAATGGATTTGTTTTAGCAGATTTTAAAGCAGGGGCAATCACTGGTACTTCATTCACAGGTACAATTAATTCTACAAATGGTGTTGTATCGGGTTCATCTCAAATTACACTATCATCAACAACAGGCGGTGGTACTTCTGCAAACGTACAATTTGGTTCATTAGGAATCGGTATGGCTGCAAGTGGTACTTCTGGCAGAATTGATGCTACAAATGATATCGTTGCATATTCATCTTCGGATATTCGTTTTAAAGAAAATATCAAACCAATTGAAAACGCTTTAGATAAAATTTCTAAAATTAGTGGTAACACATACGATTGGAAAGAAGAAAATAAGATTGAACATGGATACGAAGGAAACGATGTAGGTGTTATCGCTCAGGAGATAGAAGAAGTTCTTCCACAATTAGTTCAAACTCGTGAGAGTGGATACAAAGCAGTTAAATATGATAAATTAGTTGCTTTATTAATTGAAGGTATTAAAGAACAACAATCGCAGATAGAAGAATTAACAAACAGAATTAATAAATTAGAAAACGGATTATAATCCAACACTCCTTATATAAGGAGTTTCTAATTTAAGTAATTATATAATGAAATCGATAAGTCATACATATGGCACAAGTAGTAAAATTAAAAAGAACCGCAGTTCAGGGTAAAGTACCTACCACCAGTTCCTTAGAATTAGGAGAATTGGCGATAAATACTTATGATGGTCGAATATTTTTTGAAAAAGATAACGGAATACCATCAATACAATCAGTAATAGTTACTGATGCCTTAATAACTGGTTCGATTAATTTATTAGGTGCCGTAACTGCTTCGTATTTCAAAGGTGATGGGTCTGGTATAATAAATTTACCTCCCGCAGATGTATCTCAAGTTGCAACTATCACTGCTTCGTTTGATAATCAATCATCCGTTTCAATTACCCATAATTTTAATTCCAAAAACATAATAGTTTCGGTGTATGGTACTAATGATTCCCAAATCATACCATCATCAATAACTCTTACCGATAATAATACAACAACAATTGGATTATCATCTGCTCAAAGTGGATATGCAGTTGTTGCTAAGGGTGGTCATATAGTTAGTGGTTCAGTAGATGCTAATAATATTAGTGGATTGAGTGCTAAAATTGTAGAATTAACAACCTATAAAACATCGGTTAGTGGTAATTCAACCTATACTATTACACACAATCTTAATGAAGAATACCCAATTGTACAAGCATGGAATACATCTTCTAAAAGACAAGAATTACCATCAATAGTTGAATCCACATCAGTAAATGCTTTATCAATATCATTTTCAACAAATTTTACTGGTCAAATTATAGTTAAAAAATAATATAAATGGTTTATGATGTTTATTACACTACTGGCGGAGGTCCGTGGGTAAATGCAGGTTCTGATATTTGGGTAAATCTTTGGATGGAGTTGATTGCTCCTAAATTAGAGGTTAAACCTATTCTTTTAATTCATAGAAACAAACCAAAAGGACATGAAGATTATCAGTTCCCAATAGAAACACATTGGCATGGTGATGATATTCAGAAATTTGAAGAATTGTGTAATGGTGCACGTAGAATTAATATTTTACACGGTCATTATACTCCAATGAAACCAATTGTTGATAGTAAACATAAAATACATTCAAATATTTTACATAATTCAGTAGATAAAGTTTTAACATCTCAAATATTAAGTGATGTACCGGTTGGTTGGCATCCGTGGATGAGTTCTGAATGGGAACAACAAGTTACCGAATGGAGCAATTATAATATATGGGTTGGATTATATAATATTCAATATAAAAATATTGAAATTCCTAATTTTTATGAATTTATATGTAACACCCCACTATCAGAATCAAATCGATTAGGATTTGCAGCCAGAAGTGAGGGTAGAAAAAATCCACATTATTTAGATGGGTTATCATCATATGTTTTTACTAATTCATTTGAATTTAATGTTTTATGGAAAAATGGAGTTAAAATAGATTTATCAAAATCTAAAATATATCACTATGATTCCGAATTCAAAGATAAATTCTATAATATGGATTGGGGAATATCTCATTCAGCATTTACTGCTGAACCATTTGGATATTCTATATTTGAAGCAGTAGATAGAGGTAAATTACCAATAATACACACAGATTGGTGTCCTAATTTAGAATACCCATATCGTGCATCATCTAAAAAGGAATTTAATGATATTTATAGTGAGATTATAACGCAATCTTACGAAACGAAATTATTTTGGTTTAATAAGATAAAAGAATATATGAAAGAATGTTATACCGATAAAGAACTATGGATTAAATCTTTATTGGATATTTATAACATATAGGAAAAAAATATGGCAACACTAACATCTGGTAATACACTAAGTTTAAATTCATTAGCATCTGCAACTGGTCAAACAACCAAATCCCTTTCAGCAGCAAAGGGGAATATAACTGGTCCTATTGCAATGTCTTCATTTGCAATCGATTCGGTTGGTTCAATTAGTGGATATACTTACGCAGTAGAAGGAACGACTGAAACTTACACATTAGGATTTAGTGGTGATGGTAGTAATTTTAGTAGAATCAGTAGTAGAGCAGCAAACTTCACTTGGAGTGTAGCAGCAGGTTCATATATTACATTAGGAACGAATAGTGGTATTAGTTGTACTTTTTCAGTAGGAACTATGAATCCACAATCTCCATCTGCACAAACAACGTTAATGGCCGCTCAATCACATACTTTACGTGCTATATTTAATGATGGGTTTAATGACCACGCAACAGGATACAATACAAATAAAGATAAGACAGTTTATTCAGTAGATTCATATGATGGAAACTCTACTGCATTGTGTTTAACAATTGATTCTCCTGTAATTTTAGCAGATGGGACAATTGTTGAAGCAGGTGATTTGAATGAAGGTGATGTATTAAAAGGATATTCATTAAATGGATTATCTGCAGATACAGATGGTGGATTTTACAATTGGAATACTGATAATTTAGATGCAGTTGAAACCGATGTAACTATTAAAAATATTGTGTATTCATTTACATCAAAATATTACGATATAAATGATGGAGAAATTACAGCAACATCAGAACATCCACTTTTAGTTAAAGATGGTGTAGATGGTTTATATAAATTTAAAGAAATATTTAGAATAACCACCGATGATAAGTTAATTAGAGAAGAAGGTGGGGTAGTAGTAGAAAAAGATGTTATTAATAATCAAATGATTGTTAAAACATCTGAAATTGTTTCAATTGACGTTGAAGAACAAGATACATATTTAGTAAACGGATATATTACTCACAATAAGGGTGGAAACTCATTTACGGATTTAGCAGCACCAGGTGTACCAACATCGTTGGCATATGCTTCTCCATTTGTAAGTTGGGTAGCACCGACATCGGTTGGTACAACTGGTATTACTGCTTATGATATTGATATTGCTAATAATAGTGGGTTTACAACGCCAACATATTCATATACCGAATGGAGTGATTTGAATATTGAAGTGAACACATTATTAACTGCAGGGACTTGGTACATTAGAGTAAGAGCTATTGACCAAGGTCTTAAAGGAAGTTGGGCAACTTTAACATTTGTTAGATAATAAAATTACGTTTGCGAAATTTTGGTATATTTATATATACAATTATTAAAATCAAAATAATATATCAAAATGGAAGAACAAATTAAGTTTACGGAAGACGAAGTTAAAGAAATCAACGAATTAAGATTTGAAGTTGGTTCGGTTTTTACACAATTAGGACAAATTCAGATTGAAAAACGTAAAAGATTAGAAGAGTTAGAACAAAACGAAACTAGTTTATTAAACAAATATACTGAATTAGTTGCAAAAGAAGATATCCTATTCAAAGGATTAAACGACAAGTACGGAGATGGTGATTACGACCCAAATACTGGGATATTCACCCCAATCCAAAAATAATATCATCGTTACGCATATCAAAAAATAATATTTTAGAAAAAGTAATTTATACTTATATGTGTATCATTACACAAACTTTAATTAGGAGTAAATAAAATGGCAGAAAAGATTGTATCACCTGGTGTATTCACAAGAGAAAATGACCTTTCATTCTTAGCACAGGGAATTGGAGAAATAGGAGCAGCAATAGTAGGACCTTTTGCTAAAGGACCGGCGTTCTTACCAACTGTGGTTAATACACAATCAGAATTTGAGGAAATATTCGGTACACCTGATGGAACATACTATACAGGGTACGCAGTTCAAAACTATTTAAGAGAAGCAGGGACAGTAACTATTGTTCGTGTAGGCCACGTTGGTGGATATTCTCAAGTTGCACCCATTGCAATTGCAGTTAGTGGTTCAGATACTGGAATTAAAATTATTGGAACATTGCATTCAACAAAATCGGGTTCAATCGATGTTGGTTTGACTGGTTCAGCAATTATTACTAATGCATCAGAATCTGCATTTCAAATAAGTGGTTCTAATTTAGGATATAACCAATCCGCATCTATTGACCCTGCAGCAGGTAATGATTTATCTGATGTATTTGGTGAAAGTGCATTTGGAACTAAAAAAGCATACACTTACACATATTTCGAAAAAACTGCAACTGATGCAGTTTCACACGATTTAACATCTGGTTCTAAAGTAGCGTTAATTCAATTACCTACACAAGAATTCACAAATGATGTTCAAAACGCAACTACTCCTTGGGTTAAATCTCAATTGATTAGTGGTGAAAGAAGCGATTTATTCCGTTTCCATACATTAGGAGATGGTAATCCATACAATACCGAATATAAAATTGGTATTTCAAACGTAAAAGCAGCAGGTGAATCTGCAGCAACTGATTACGCTACATTTACTGTGACAGTTCGTGGTTTTGCAGATACTGATAAGAAGAAGACGGTATTAGAAACATATAATAATGTAAACTTAGACCCAGCATCTCCAAACTATATCGCTAAGGTAATTGGTGATAGACAAGTAACTATTGATGCAAATGGTAAACAAAATGAAACTGGTGATTACGCAAATCGTTCTAAGTTCATTAGAGTAGAAGTAAAAGAAGAAGGTTCATTCCCAATCATCGCTGGTCCATTTGGTCACGCAGGATATGATGCACCGGTTTACACAACTACTGGTACGATTGCTTCGGTTATCTACTCAACTGGTTCTGCTGTAAATACATCATCTTCAACAACTAAATATTCTGGTATTGATTTAGAAACTGCAACAGTTAAAATCAACAACCACCAATACTTAAAACCAATTCCTGCAGATGTAGCAACTGATGGTATCTTCGCATTTGATGCTTCAATTAATGCATATGCAAATGGTGTAGTAACTTCATTAAACTTAGGATACGAATTAACTGGTTCAAATTCAACTGATATTGCTAAAAGACAATTTGTATTAGGTTTCCAAGGTGGATTTGATGGAGTATCTCCAACAAAAACAATTGATAAAGGAACTGATTTAAGTGAAGGAAACTCACAAGGATTTGATTTATCTACTTCAATTGCAAGTGGTTCAGTTGCTTATGTAAAAGCAATTAACGCAATCTCTAATCCTGATGATTTTGATATCAACTTAATCGCAGCACCTGGTGTTGTTCGTAGATTACACTCTTATGTTTTTGATTACATTTCTGAAATGTGTGAGAATAGAGAAGATGTATTCTTCATCGGTGATGTAACATCAGTAAATGATACTATTGCAGATGCAGTAGACCAGGCAGGAGCAGTAGATTCTAACTATGTTGGAACATACTACCCTTGGGTTAAAACAATCGATAGAAACACAAATAAATTAACTGCAGTACCACCATCAGTATTGATGCCAGGTATATATGCAGCAAACGATGCAGTTGCAGCAGAATGGTTCGCACCAGCAGGTTTGAATAGAGGTGGAATCATCGGAGCAGTTTCAGTATTGAATAGATTAACACACTCTGAAAGAGATGAATTATATGAAGGAAAAGTAAATCCAATCGCTTCTTTCCCTGGTGAGGGTATCGTGGCATTCGGACAAAAAACTTTACAAGAGAAATCATCTGCTTTAGATAGAATTAACGTAAGAAGATTACTTATCAAAGTTAAGAAGTATATCGCTTCTACCTCAAGATACTTAGTGTTCGAACAAAATACGGCAACAACACGTTCAAGATTCTTAAACACTGTCAACCCATATTTAGAAGCAATTCAACAAAGACAAGGTTTATATGCGTTTAGAGTAGTGATGGATGAGTCAAACAACACTCCTGATGTAATCGATAGAAACATCTTAGCTGGTCAGATTTTCTTACAACCAACTAAAACTGCTGAATTTATCGTATTAGATTTCAACATCTTACCAACGGGAGCATCATTCTCAGCGTAAAAAATTAAAAAAAAGAGAAACATTATATTTATTAGTATAATAGGAGAAAAATAAAAATGGCAGAAGTATTAGAATTTAACGACATGTTTTATACCAATTTCGAACCAAAGATGAAAAATCGTTTCATCTTGGATATCGCAGGTATTCCATCATATCTTATCAAAACAGCAAACAGACCTTCAATTCAATTTGAAGCAGTAACCTTAGACCATATTAACGTAAAAAGAAAGTTAAAAGGAAAAGGTGAGTGGCAAGATATCGAAATCACTCTTTATGACCCAATTGTACCATCAGGTGCTCAAGCGGTAATGGAGTGGGTACGTTTATCACACGAATCTTTAACTGGTCGTGATGGATATGCTGATTTCTACAAAAAAGATATTGATATCTATATGTTAGGACCAGTAGGTGATAAAATCGAACAATGGAAATTGAAAGGTGCATTCATCTTAAACGCAACATTCAACGATTTAGATTGGGCAAATGCTGCTGACCCTGCTGATATTACTTTAACATTGGCATATGATTACGCAGTACTAGAATTCTAATATAAAGTTAAATATACAACGAAGAAAGGTTCTCAATATGAGAACCTTTTTTTTTCAACTTTTTTTAAAACATATATTTATATACAAAGAACAAAATAAAGGTTAATTATGAGTGAAACTACATTTCCAACTGAAATTATAACATTACCATCCGAAGGTAAATGTTATCCAACAACAAGTCCATTATCAAAAGGAACACTTGAAATCAAATATATGACTGCTAAAGAAGAAGAAATTTTAACTTCTCAAAATTTGATTAAAAAGGGTATCGTATTGGATAAATTATTTGAATCAATTGTAGTTGATAAATCCGTTAATATCGATGATATTATATTAGGTGATAAAAACGCAATTATGTTAGCAACTCGTATTTTAGGATATGGGTCACAATATAAATTTGAATTAATGACAGATGATGGAGAGACTGAAGAAGTTTCGGTAGATTTATCAAAAGTACAAACAAAAGAAGTTGATTTAACTAAATTAAATCCAGATAATCGTTATAAATTCAAAACACCAAGTGGAACTGAATTGGAATTTAAAATTCTTACACATGGTGATGAAAAAGCAATTGATGCAGATGTTAAAGCAATGCAAAGATTAAATAAAAATGGAGGTTCATCTGAATTAACTACTCGTTATCGTTATATGATACTATCCGTAGATGGTAAAGATGATACAAGAACTATTACTGATTTTATTAATAATCGTTTTTTAACAAGAGATACAAGAGCATTCAGAGAGTACATCAAAGAATTGACACCCGATATTAAATTGGAATTTGAATATACCAACCCACAAACGGGAGAAACGGAGGTACGTCCTATTGCAATGGGTGTAGGGTTTTTTTGGCCTGCCGAGTAACTACTCAATCGTCTTACATAAACAAATTTTTGAATTATGTTATTATGGTAATGGATTTACACAAATGGATGTATATAGATTACCAATACATTTAAGAAATTTCTATTATAAAGAATTAATAGATGCTAAGAAAAAAGAAGTAGATAATACTAAAAAATCACAAAAAACTAATACACCATCAACTGGTCCAAATATAAAGGTGAGGAAATAATTTCCTCACTTTTTTTATGCACTATATTTATACTGGTATAATAGGAGAATTAATGAAAATAACCGAAAATAGTAAAAAATTATTTAAAGAAATCCAAAAAAAACATAATCTTGTAGAAGATGGATTGTTATCTATGATTTTCAAAAAAAGATTGAAAAAGAAATTAGATAATGATAAAGATTTACAACAAGCATTAAGAGATGCGGATATTGAATTAGATAAAATACGTGATTTTGCTAAAAAAGCAGAAGATAAAGGTATTGAAGTTCCTCAATATTTAAAGAGATACCTATAATAGATGGCAAAGAAATCAGAATTTTCAGTTCAAAATCAAGAACTACGAGAAATGGAATACCTTACTAAATCAATTGGTAAGGCTATGGATGATATTGCCACAAAATCAGAAAGACATTTAGATACTTTAACTAATGAAACGGATATAATGAAAAAAATTGTATCCAACATGCGTGAAAGTGAAGATATTCAAGGTGGGATTAATAAACTTAAAAGTAGAGAAAACGCCTTATTAAAACAAAATTGGGGAGCAAATTCAGATATAAAAGATGAGTTGTTAGCACAAAATAAATTTGCACAACAAGCTTTAGATTTGGAAATGCGAAGACGAGATATTATCAAACAAGTATCAGCATCTGCGAATAACCTTACTGAAAATATCAATGATGGAATCGATTCCTTAAAAGGTTCAATAGCTGAAATACCGGTATTAGGTAAAGTATTTGATTCTATAATACCATATGATAAAATAAAAGATGGTGTTACACAAATGGGTAATGATTTTACTCGTGGATTTAGTGTGATGTTTACTAGAAATTTACAACAAGGTAAAGGATTTGTAAGGTCATTCTCATCTGGTATGAGTGCCGGTTTCGGTCAACTATCTAAAACATTAGGTCCATTATTATCCAATCCATATACTGCTGCAGCAGTAGCAGTAGCAGCATTTATGGCAATAGGTGTTTTAGCATTTTATAGAGTAACCGCTGCAGCCAAAGAATTTA